AAATCTAGTAGTTCACTTATCCACTTTAAATAATATTGTTTGTGAAGGAAAAATGCTTCATTATCTAAAAAATGAACTTTAAAATTTTTTCCAATTATGTTATTTTGATAGTAATGCATTGCGATTGGCAAAGTTACCTCACCACGTACTCTTTTTTGTTGTTCTGAATTGATGTTTTGGTCTCGTACAATTATACAAATTTGAACATCAATTCCTAAAGACTGGGCTTTTTCTGCAAATTCTCGAACCTTTGGAATATATCTTACTCCATCATAATAAAATGGGCAACTTACATTTGCCAACCAATAGTCATATCCCCTAAAATCATTCTCCGATAGTTCCTCCGGATTTACCCAATACTTAGCAAAATATTCTTCATCACTTGGAACCCAATACTTATCTAAAAGAGATTTCCATCCACCCACTTTGGGGTGAGTACTAAAAACTCTACTAAAAAAATGATTACCAGATCCTTGTGGACCTGTAATAATTACTAGTTTCTTCATAATGACTTAAGAGGTATGCCAGTTTTGTTGCAATTATCTAAGAAATATTCTTCCACATGATGGACGTATTTATCATTAGGGTCATTGGACAAAATTTTATCTACCCTAGAATCATCCCAAGCAATTGGAATGTTGAGATCTAAACTTTTTAAATACTCTTGTTTATAAAGATATAACAATTCATAACTTAAGAAGATTGGATTAGTAAATGTAGGCAGTTGATTCATGAACAGAGTCAAGGTATTTTCTTTTCTAAGACGATTTTGCTGATGTCTAAGAATGTTTTGATCTCTACCAATTACCAATATTTGAGCTTCGATGCCAAGTTTTTTGACTTCATTGGCAAATAACATAATATTTGGTTCCCACTTTTTCTCTTGGATACCGAGAGGAACACTAATACTTGTAAAAAAATAGTCGTGAGTAGACCAATCAAAATCTTTGAGTCTTGAAGGATCTTTCCAATACTCACAAAATGGTTCAGCAAATCTATGTGCTTCCCAATAGTTTTCAAGTAAAGTCTTCCACCCGAATACTTCAGGATGAAGTGAAAATATTTTAGACCAAAGATGATTACCAGACCCTTGTGGTCCAGTAAGAATTACCATTTTTTTCATTTTAGAAATAACAAATAAATTAATCCTGGTATGATAATAAAAAATTGTGGAAGGAAGTTCATTATAATTGAACGTTCTTTCCACTTAAATCCCACATAAGTCCAACCAGATGCTCCGATTAGTTGTAGGATGCTATTCCAAGGGGTTAGTCCCAGTACATGAAACACCATTGCGATGAGTATTGTACAAGCACTAACCCATTTGATTACACGAGTTTTATCTTTGCGGCGCCTTGTTTCAAGAGTACTCATAATATATTATTAATTATCAGACAGCAATGGCAGTATTTTTATTGCTAATTTCAAGAAGATCAACACGCATTTGATCTACCATTTCTAAAATACGTTCTTGAACTTCTGCAGCACCTTCTACAAGTTTTTCAAGTTTCCAACCACCAATGTTGGCATGGAAACCTTCGTCTTTAGCAATAGCAGCGTAACGAGAAGAAATAAACTCATCTTCTACACACTCAGCCATTTCGTTCCATACTGCCTCTGCACGACCCTCAGCGACGAGTTGGTATGCAGCAAGAGCAGCGGGGTCAGATGATGCTTCATACTTATCTAGGAGAGTGGCACCCTTAGCCTGGGGCGATGCAGCTTCTGCAGCGAAAGCAGCATCAACATCTACCTTCTCACCAGAGATATGTTCAATTACTTCCTTAACCATACGGAAGTGTTTTGCTTCATCTTGTGCTTGTTTTGTTAATAATTCAAGTTCGGTAACATCCATAGATGCAGGAGCAGAAGCAACCTCAGCAGCGATTGCCTTCATGTTCATTGCTTCGTTTACCATACGACCACGGAAATGATTGACCATATGTTCTTTACTTGGATTTGAATCAAAGAAACGACGAACATTCAAACGAGATTGTTCAAAAAGTTCAGCGTTATCTTTTTTAATTTTATTTACGAATTCTTTTCCTGTTAACATTTTATTCATGTTATATACTTGCAATTATTTATATTTGGTATTTACAAAGACTTAAACTCTTTTTGTAAAAACTATAATATTTTTATTTCATAAACATTTCCTGGTTTATTGGAGTCATATCTGTAGATTTAACTTTTACTACTTCCACATCATCATTAGAAAATCCATTCAATACATACCAATTTTTAATGAAATCTATTTTGTTAATCCAAATTCTATACATTTTACGTATTAAATTTTCATTTAATTTGCCTAATTTCATCTCAGAATATAAAACTTTAAGACCGTTAATAGTTTCATCTTCATTTAAGAACCAATTACAATCCCACTGATGTGTAATCATTGTCTTTAATAAATCATTATCCGATTTGTTTAATTTAGTTAGATTAAACAAATGATCTAAGTTTTTATTGTGATGATCTTTAATTCTTTTTTGTGATTCTTCTGATAATTTTTGAAATCCACTAACAGTTAACGAATTTGTTAACTTATCTATTTCTGTTAATGGCCCAGAAAACCATTTCATATCTGGAATTGGAGCATGTCCATTATCCCAACTAACACCAACGTTATCATCATGTTCAACTTTTATAGATCTTAGTGTACAAAAAAGACTTGTATTCATTAAACAAATAAAATATTTGCACTTAAACATGTCCATCATTGGATGTGAAATATTTTTTTCCAACATTTCTTTTAATGGATAATATACGGGTACGTGTAATCTAGATATTCTAATTTTTTGTTTTAATCCATAATCCGATGAAAACTGTTCAGGGTGATGATTGGGATCATTACACCATGCATGTCGATAATGAATATGTCCATCTGTCTCATAGGAAGTACCATAAAACATAAAAACATCTGACCAGATGGGTTCACCGTTTACCCAACTAATGTCAGACATATTTTTATGATAATACTCCACTTTGCCGCGAAGAGTACAATTATTAAAATACACTTTGTCACTCATAGTGAGACAAGCTCCCAAAAAATGACATCCATCCCAACCCAAATGTCCAATTAAAATATTGTTATTAGTCATATCAATGTAACCAAGATGTCCGAAAATGTTTTATTAACTACAACACTTTGTCCAAAATTATTGTATATCCATTCAGATGTAAAGTATTCCCACTTACATTTATTTAACATCCCAAATTCTAACATACAAGAATTTTGTTTCATGATCTCACTTAACATTGTGCCACTGTTTTTATATGCACTATAATTTGGATATTGAATTTGAAATCCTCCAGCTTCATGCCACCAAGCATAACTAACCATATCTGGACGATATACCATTAATATCCGATCATTAGGAAACTTCTTTTGTATTTGATCTAGATAATAAGACCATTCATGACTTTTAATAAGTTTGCATCCCTGAGGTTCAATCCATGCCTGATCAATATAATCTGGATCAAGAATTGGTTCAAACTCCATACCAGGTCCAAAATACGCTCCTCTGTGTCCAGTATAACTATGATGAACGTATTCACGCTCAGGTGTGCGGTCAGAGGTATTCATACCAGACATCGTTTCTAACGTCTGTGCGATACCACTCCAACGGGATCCAGGAACTCCAGTAAAAAATATTCTATTAGGTAAATACACAATTATTAAAGAGAATTATTATAGAGATAAAAATCCATCTCATGTAAATTTAAAAAATTTTTATTTTTCATACAATACTTAGTTAAAATATCATAACAAAATTTATAATTTTTTATTTTTGATTCATACTTTTGAATAGGATTATAGTGATTTATTGTGACTTGTCTTCCCAATATGTTTGATATTTTTTCATTCAAATTTTCATCAAGTTTTAAAAAAGTTATATCAAGATCATATCTAAAACAAAAATCTATCCATGAAAATTGCGGTCTAGTATGGCAGTCAAATATAAATTTATTATTTTTTAGTTCTATGATAAATTTATCATAGGATTTTATATCATCCTCATCAAAATCTGGCCTTTCATTCAAAAATTCATTTATTCCAGAAATCCACCTTTTTTGCGGATCTCTAGTAATGACTAAAAACTTATAACCACTTCTATACTTTTCGGGGATATCTATATAATCTAGATAAAATTTAGAATTTGGGGGCACAAAAGTAGTTACTGGTCTAAAGTTTAAAGAATTTGTAATTGATGTAGAAGCATTTTTTGAAATTGGTATATAAATTATTTTTTCTTCTTCCAATTCATAAAGAATATCTACAGGTGTTATAGTCTCAATTTCAAATTCTTCTTTTGGAAAATATTTAAAAGATATTGAGTTATAAACAAGATCGTTATATTTTTTCCAATCCAAATTATATACTTTATCTAGATAATTCATAACATATAAAATAGTATTTTGGACAATCTAAATGAATCAAGAACAATTGAATGAATACTTTGCAACCAAATGGACTAGCAATTTAGATCAGTATCTATATTCTGGTTGGAATTTAGTGAATAATGTTTTTGATAATGAATGGGTATTGGATGTTGGTTGTGGTCCAAATCCATTTAAAGGTAAAATTAAAAATTTAATTGGAATAGATCCAGCATTTAATGAGGCTGATTTTAAAGTGTCCCTAGAAAAATTTGAAACCAATCAAAAATTTGATGTTGCCTTTTGTCTTGGGAGTATTAATTTTGGCGATAAGACTAAAATTATAACTCAAATTCAACTTATTGTAAACCTATTAAATTCAAGTTCAAGGATTTATTGGAGATGTAATCCAGGATTATTTGATCACCAAAACGAAGATTGTAGAAAAATAACTTTTTATCCTTGGAATGTTGAAGATCATTATGAACTATCTAAACATTTTGGATTTGAGTGTATAGAAACAAAGATTGATACAAATAACAGAATTTATGCAGAATGGAAAAGGTAATCAATACTTACCCTCTGTACAATACTCTGATTTCTTGTTTGGATAGTATGGATACAGACCTTCCTGTGGTTTCATCCATCCACAACCAATCAACCATTCCATCGTCATAGGTGTAGGTCTCACCTGTTCCCATAGAGGACCATTAGCACACATCTCTAGGTGCTTGACTGTAGTGTTTGATTGTTCTTCTGCCCAGTTAGCATCTGCTTCCCAGGGCACAGCACGGGACATTCCCATGCTCTCATATGAAGCTCTTGTCATCTTCATCAACCAAGCAGGGATCTCACTATCCTGATGAACCTGTGCCATGAAAGATGTTTTGATCCCACCGCCCATACAATCTTGAACGACATGCCATCCTTCATGTCTCATCGTTCCAAGAAACTCTCTAGGATCTTTAGCAAGATCTTCATTCACAAAGAACCTATTATATTCTGGTTTGTATAGTCCTACAGTTCTTGGAGTGAAGTAACGTGATGGTCCAACATACACAGGGACATTCACTTTATCTAGCGCAGTCAGAATTGCTTTGATCTCTTCTCTGAATGGGTCAAAGTCTTTATTTTCTAGGATTTTTGATTGTGGAGTGAGTTGTTCTACACCTTCAGTACATTCCAAAAGGATCATACATCCCATCGCCGCAAGACTATTCGCCTTTACGGTTGGTTGTTTCTTGACTAATGTATTCGCACTTACTGGAAGTACTAAAGACATTGATAAACTAATTGACATTAGGAGTTTTTTCATTCATCCCACCATCCTTCTTCTTTATGTATCCAGACTTTCAAATTTTTGACATAATTTCGTAATATTTGAGCTTGCTCCTCATGCCAAAAATCACCCGTCTCCATCCAGAGTCGGGTGTGATTATCTATGGCTTTGAGTATTTGATGGATTGGAGCATTCCAACACTCCCTTTTAGGGGTGTTCCATTCTCTTGGCACGGTATTATAAGTGAGTGTATATCATCATAACGAAAATATTCCAATTGGCATTGACCGGGACTGATCTCGATATAACCAACAATCATAAAAGCAATAAATTCAATCATTTCTTTTTGCCACCATTCTTCGCTTTTTTAGCGGTGGCGTTGCCCTGATTCTGTTTAGAATTTTTTTGACTTCCAGAGGAACCTTTCTTACCCTTGTTTGCAGACTTGGACATCATGCTCCTGTGCGAGGTGTGACTTGACCCTCTTCAAGTGCCTCAACTCTTTCTTCAAGAGTTGGTTCTGCAACAGAAAGTTCTGTTGCAGGTGGTTCAGGAGGAGTTTCTACAAACTCTTCTCTTTTTGGTTCTTCCTTCTTTTCATCTTCCTCATCACCACCTTTTTTCATTGTATTGATGCCAAAAGTGGCAGCAGATGCAGTGAAGACTGTTGCAATAAATGTGGGGTCCATCTTAGACAGAGTACCCGCATAACTTGCAGTAAGGAGAGCAGCAGACCAACCCAAAATACATATACGAATTAGTTGTCCCATAGCATTTTCGTTTTTCTTGTTAGTCATCAGTCCGTGTGATGATGTCCTTTTTATTTATAAATTAGAACCTAAATTTGAACTTTGCAGCAACGGATGTATTGGAAGCACCATTGGCAATCTGATGAACTCCTTCGATGAATACCATTTCCTTATAGTCAACAGAAGCAGCAACCTCAACAGAGTTATCAGTCGCATAAGAACCTTCTACACTGACTCCAAAAAGATCCTGTTTCTTACCACCGAAACGATGAGAAAGAACAAGTCCAATTTCACCAGTATGATAAGTTTCATTTATCGCATCAACACTTCTTGTAGACTGAATAGATCCACTCTCAATGAAAGCGTCTCTACCATAGTTTCTAGTAGTGTGACCTACAAATGGAGTGATATTCTTATGTGCGTGCCAGAAGAGTCTGTTATTCACCCACCACTCTTGTCCTGTTGTGGAACTTTCGTTATTAAAGACACCCTGAACAGTTCTGGAAACATTATATTTATTCCGAACAATCGCAGCATTAGTTAAGAGTGAAAATGTATTTCCACGAAGCATATTAAAAACTCCAATATGACTTTTATTCAGTTTAGAAGTACTATCGACACCATCCAAGTTTACATTTACATTATTATATTGAGCACCAATCGTCCAGGTTGGTTTAATATCAATCTCAATACCACCACCATAGATGAATGACTTAGCAGAGTATCCGTTATCCGCAGAAGACCACGCATAATAGTTCTTACTGAATACTCGGACTCTATCAGTGGTTGGTTCGGATGGTTCGTGATTCAGAAGACCTTGCAATCCTTCACCCATCGCATCCATAACTTCGTGTTGATCTACACGACCAGAAAGGACATCGTTAGTATTTTCAGTATCAACGGAAAGAAGTAATGATGTTACAACTGTTCCATCACTATAAGTATCTTGTTTCAATAATGGAGTTTGAGTCGTAGTTGCAAAGTCTCTTCTAATCTTTTGAGATCCATCCTCTTCAGATACATTATGAGTTACCTCAGTAGTAACAACAACTGGAAGTCCTGGTGCGGGAACAGTCACAGAGTTTAATAGTGTTGGTGGTTGTGGTTGCGGTTCAGGAGTTGGCTCTGGTGTAGGTTCAGGAGTTGGCTCTGGTGTAGGTTCTGGTTCTGGAGTAGGTTCAGGAGTTGGCTCTGGTGTAGGTTCTGGTTCTGGAGTAGGTTCCGGTTCAGGTGTTGGAGTTGGAGTTGGTGCTACCTCATCAACAGAGGGAGCATCTGGATTGTTTGGTGCAACAGGAGTAAATGATTGACCATTTGCTGTTGCAGTTCCAGGTTGACTATCAACTAAAAGAACTGGTGATAGTGCAGTATCTCCAAGGTTAAACACTGCAAATCCTAAGAGATAGTCACCATCAGCACCTACTTGATAAGTTGAATACTGCCATCCAGTAGAACCAAAAGAACCTGTTGAATAATCACCTGTTCCCGGATTAGTAAATCCAAGCAATGCATAGTTTTGAAGTTGGTTATTAACTGTTACTGACGGGGATGAACCTGCACCTTGATAAACAAGTGAAGTAATAGAACCATCATTGAAAGGAACATAGTCAGTTCCAATATAATTCCAAGACATCGTATAAACTTTTCCAGTTTCCAAAGTGACTGATTTTGTAATCCAAGAAGCATCAGTGGGGTTTGGATTTCCAAGACCTGATGCTTGTTGTTGTTGAGTAAGAAGGTCTCTTATTGCTTGATTTTGTTCTGGTGTTAAACCAAGTGATTCTGTTGCTTGGTTAAATGTTTGTTGACCGTTCGGTTGTAGTGCAGCACCAGCAGTTCCATAAGGAGCAAACTCCCAAGTGGTTGGGGTTACTGCAGGTGCATGGTATGGGTTAGGAGAACCGTCTTGTAACGTTGGACTCCCTACTGCAGGAAAAGAACCAGCATTGAAGATAACTGGATTATCAACAACACTAACACCAGTTCCTCCTCCAGTGATAGTACTATCTAAGGTTCCCG